AAAAGTAAATGTTGCTGAATATAAGTTACTAGGGGATTAATGTGAGTCTTGATAGAAAATTTGTATTAGGATTAAAAAGAAGTGGCAAGTATTCTTGCCCTAATTGTCAACACGAAAGAACGAAGAATAAACGAGATACACCATTATCAGTTACTTTACAATCTGATTCTGTTGTATATTTTTGTCATCATTGCAACATAAAAGGAGTGGAATACTATGAAGAAACTAACAAACAATGTTATCCAATTCGCAGAAAAGAGGGGGATAAGCCAAAAAACACTAACAGAAATGAAGTGCGAAAGCGGTTCGGCACAGTTTGGTGATAGAAAACTCGAATCATTAGTCTTTGGCTATTATAATAGCAAAGGCGAAAGAGTTAATTATAAAGCAAGAGCTATACAAGAAAAAGCATTTAAACAACAGACTGGTGGAAAACAACAATTCTATAATTTAGGTAATGTTTTAAATTCTAAAAACCTTGATACTGTATATATTACAGAAGGAGAAATGGATTTATGTTCTTTAATAGAGTCTGGTTTTTCTATTAATAGTGTTTTAAGTGTACCAGGTGGTGCTCCAGCTACTCCTACGGAAGAAGCTCACAATACTAAAAGATACCAATATGTATTAGACGCATTAGCGGAAGGGTTAGATAAAGCAAATTGTTTTGTGTTATTGACCGATAATGATGATCCAGGCCGTAACCTACGAAGTGATTTAGCATCTATTTTTGGACATGGTCGGTGTAAGTTTGTGGAATTTTCTAGTGATGTTAAAGATGTTAATGAATATATGCAGAAAGTAGGAAAAGACCAATTACAATGGTTGATTAATGAAGAATTGCAACCATTTCCGATTGAAGGTGTATATTCATTAGATGAAATACCAGAACCCTCGCCACCTAAATTATGGAGTCCTTGTTTTGATGGGTGGGGAAATAAAGTTATGATAGGGGGTGGCATGGTAAGTGTTATGACTGGCTATCCTGGTCATGGTAAAACCACTTTTGCTCAACAATTATGGGCAAACATAGCAAAAGAATATAAAATTCAGATAGGAATGTTTTCTGGAGAAACAAGAGTTAAACCTTATGTAAGAAGAAATTTACGAACATTTTATCATGGCAAACAAGAACGAGATATGTCGGAAGAAGAATTAAATTCTGCTGATTATTGGATAAGAGATACTTTTCATTTTCTTAATCACCCTAGAAATGCCCCAGAATTTGATTGGGTATGTGATAAAATAAAAGATATGAAAGCACGATTCGGTATTGAAGCATTTATGTTTGATCCTTTTAATAAAATAGAAATACCAGATATGACGAGAGGATCAGAAACAAATTGGATAGGCAAATGTTTAGATGACTTAACAACATTGGCAAAGGTGTTAGATATTCACATAATGATTTTGGCTCACCCATCAAAGCCAAGTGAGTTAAAGGTACATAATGCAGCACCTACGGCTTATAGTATAGCAGGTTCGGCTCATTGGTTTAATAAACCAGATCACATCTTTAGTTTATGGAGAGAAAAGTTTGAAGATGAAGAAGGTAATAGAACAACAGACGCAAAACTTATTGTTTGCAAATGCCGATATGAAGAATTAGGGTATCCGAGAGTTATGCCTATAAAAATGAATTTGGATAATGGTTGCTTTGAAAGTGTTGATAAGCAACAAGCCTATCAGTCAAATCGCAAAGATATATACGGATAAACCGCAGATTTCTGGTGTCAAGAAAAAAATAATTTTTTTTTAAACCGCAGAAAACCGCCATTTATTTACCAAAAATAGCTAAAAATGGCTGAAATCTGCCATTTCTCAAAACCCAATATGTTATAATGGTTTAAACAAAGCGATAAGTATGCTTTATGCTGTTTGACATTGTAAATAAATATTGTGTTTGAGTTGGTAGTAACTTTTCTATAAAGGAGATTACTATGAATACAAAATACAAATACCATGATGGTAATAGAAGTAAAGATTACACTCGTTCCAGAAAAGGTGCTGATTGTGTAGTCCGTTCTATTTCAATTATACTTAATCAATCATATAAAACTACACTTAAAGATTTATGTGATTATTCTGTAAAGTATGGTGCAATTCCTAATGATGAATGGTTATACGAAAAATATCTTTTATCAAAAGGATTTGAAAAACATAAACCACCAAGAAAAAATGGTAAAAAAATACAATTACTTAAATTTGAATTTAGAGGTCGTTGTGTATTACTTACCAGAAATCATTTAACTGCTGTTATTGACGACACAGTTTATGATACTTGGGATTGCAGACAATCTAACTGTAATTCATTTTATATTTTAACTTCAGAAAATTGGTCTTATTCAACTGATTAAAGGAGATTACCATGGTTTACTATGAATGGGATATTGAAATTACAAACAATGAAACTAAAGAATGTGAAGATCATTGGTTTTCAGATAAATTAAAAGATTTATTGTGGGCTAATCCCAAAAGTAAAGAATACGAAGAACATAAGTCATATCATCCAAACCGTCATTTTGTGTTGGTTTTAGTTAGAGATGAAGGCAACGGCATTGATAATTTTCCTTGCCGAAATTGGGCTTATGTAGAAAATAATAAAATGCCTACAGAATTTGATAATGGCATTAAAGTTCCAAAACGATTTCTTATTGAATATGAAAAAGTTTGGAAATAAAAAAGCGTACTAGCACTAACTAATACGCTTTAATTAAAACAATTATTAAGTTACTACCATCTTAAACACAATGTTAAAATAAAGCAATGTTTCATGTGAAACAATTATTGCCCAGTTAAAGGGTTATTTAATGCTTTGGTTAGCATATCTCTTAATCGTTCTTCTAACTCTTTTAGCTTAACATCTATAGCTTCATTGCGTCTATTAGCATCAGATTCTATAGCAGTTCTTTTTCCGTCAAAGCGATCTTCTGCATGTTGTATTAAAGTCTTTACATCATTCTCTGATGTTCTTTGACTTGTTCTTATTTCTTGTTCTGTTAATCTTGACCTTTTATCTACTGCACTTATTTGGTCTAATAACTCATTCATATCTTTACGAAGTTCATTACGAATATCTCTGGCATCACCTTGTGCTGCTGTTACTAATTCCATAGCTGTAGATATTTCCGACTGTAAAATTTGTTCCATATTAGCAATTTTAGTTTCTAATGTATTATCCATGCCAGATATTTTATCATTTAATACTGTTTCTAAATTAGTTATCTTTTCTTCAAATACATTTAAACGACTTTCATAACCAGATAAATCAGGTGGTTCATAAGATTTTATGACTTCTTTCATATCCATATAATCTTTATACACTTCAAATGCACCATAAGCACCACCAACCAATGTTGATAATGCTATTAATATTCCTACTAATTTCCCACCTCTAAATTTAATTCCTGCAAATTCTAATTCATTACTCATACTGCATATCCACCATATTATTAAATGTTAAGCTATCACGCACACCAAAATAATTGCCTAATGGGTCTTGTAATATAACATCTGTATATATTTCTTCGCTTTCATACCATACTGGCTGAACTTGTGTAGGTATTTTTTGATATGTTTTAATGTCTGCACCTAAAGCATTAACCAATGCTAATGTTGTTATTTGAGCTACGGCATCATATTGACTATCAAAACTTTGCATAATCTCTTTAGCTTTTTCTTGTTTAGCTTCTTGTTTTTTAGTGGGTTTATCTTCTGCTTTAGCTTCTTTTACTTCTTCCTCTTGTTTAGGTTCTTCTTTCACTTCCTCTTTTACTTCTTCTGGTTCTTCTTTAGGCTCATTTTGTGCCACCTCTTTTTCTTGTGGCTCTGGTTTAGGTTGCTCCTCTACTACTTCCTTTGATTCTTCTTTAACTTCTTCTACTGGCTCGTCATTAGACGCTGTTTCTGGGGTAGGGTTACTATCCTCAACCTCTTGAGTTGGCTCTGTAGGAGCTTCTATGGGTGATTCTGTAGTATCATTTGCCGTAGTTACCTCTGTTTCTACTAAAACTTCTTGAATTTCCTCTGTTACAGCTTCCATAGTTATGACTGGTTCAAAAGAAACAGTTGTATCTTCAAATGTAGTTTCAATAGATATAGTTTCTTCAATAGGTGCAATTTCTACCATTGGTTCACCCATATTCATTGTCATATCTGGTAAATCAGGCATTTCAATTATTTCTACTAACTCTTGTACTTCTTCTACTGGTGTCGTGGTATCTTCAAAAGTATCTATAGGATTATATGTATTCATAATATCTAAAGTTGTTGTTGTATCTTGCTCTTGTTGTGCAATCTGCATCCAAGTTTCTACTGATGTTGTTATATGATTATAAACGACATTATATTGAAATTCATCCCAGAAAAATTCTCCATATCCGCCAATCTCTATATATACTTTATCTAATTGGTTAGCAAAGTCATAGCTTCCTGTAACTGTATTCACCCAATTTGTATTATTATTATAGTTATTAGGGTTTTGGCTAAAAGTTGTTTTGTCTATAGGTACTAAACCTGTTTCCCATTGCAATGTATTGTCATTATATCCTTTTGTTTGCATAAAAGCTGTTTGAGAGGAATTGTTATACATACTATTTGGAAAAGCAAAAAGAAATTCATAATTAACTTCCCCTCCTTGTTCTATACCAAAAGAATTAAGATCAACATATTGTCGCCAAGTTGTTAAACTATTTGTTCTAGCATGACCACAAGCTGAAGTACGACCATCTGTGCCAGTTGCAGGAAAACCACTTGCTGCATCACTACATGATGTATGTGAATAAACCGATCCAGCCCCACCCCAGTCTACATCTGCATCACCCTCGTATTTACTTGTTACGACACCTGTATCACCATCTAACACATCATCAGTATTTTTATGCTCTATAGTTACAGTTGTTTCTGTAATTTCTTCTACATCACCTTGTATTTCTATTTCGGTAGTTGTTGTAGAACCTTCATCTAATAATTGAGCATTAGAGGAAAAGCAATATAAGTAAAACACTAAAAATACCCAAAGCACTTTCATCAGTTACTATCTCCTCATCTTTAAAATTTTCTTTTACCCATTTATCATAATCAGGTCTTTTCTCAGGATTCTCTGCCCATCCTTTTGCAGCTTCTAAACCAATCTTACCATAATATGGGCAAGGTGTACCTGCCATTTCCATAGCTTGAAAAATTCTAGCGTCTTGACATAGCATAGCAACTGCTCCTACTTTCATACCCATACGGAACAATGCCCTAGATAATTTAAGTCTTTCACAATTTAAATCTCTAATAGCACCACCACCTGCTAAACCTAGTATTTGTGTTTGTAATGCAGCACTAGCAGCAAAACTACAGACATCTTGATTATTGATGACAACGCTTGGGGCTGACGCTGTAGAGGGAGTTCTATCTACTGTAGTTGTGCCACTTACTGTTGAACTTGTACTTGATACAGTATTCGTTTGTGCTTTTGCTATACTACACCAAGACAACCATGACAAGAAAAAAACTACAAATAAAATCGCCCATAATTTTCCTGTCATTCTTCAATCCAATCTCCTAATAACATCATATCAGATAATCGTTTACTTCTTCTTTTTGTTTGTCTTGCCCAGTTACTATCTAACATTTCTTTTGATGCTTCTCCATAATCTTCATTAACTACAGCTTTAAAAAAACTAGGCCACATAGTAGGATTAAATCGTGTTATACCCATATTAAAAGCCATATCTATTATTATAGCTCTGCGTGCTTCGTTTAAATTTTCTATTGGAAAGTTTTTAATTTCTTCTTCTACTCTTTCAATATCATTCATAAGCATAAATTCTGCTTCTTCTTGTGATATTCCTAGACCATCTTTAGCAACATTTCTTCCTACACCTATTGTTGGGTGTCCAATAAGTATATCACCAGCTTTTAATTCTTTACCTGTACCATCATCATATACTTTTAAAATTACACCTTCATGGTTAGATATTAAATCTACTAATTTCTTTTTATCCACTTTTCATACTCATTACTTGTTGCATAGCTTGTTCTTGGCTCATACCTTGTTGCATTAATTGCATAACCATCATTCTTTCTTCTTCTGTTAATTGTTGTTGTGGCATAATACTTCTACCTCTAAGTGCTTGTGCTAACATTTGTTGTTCGTTAGGTTGATTAGAAGTTCCTCTTGTTAATTCAGGTGCAAAAGTTGAGCCAACAGGCACAGCACCTCTATGTTGAGAACGAGGATAATTATGTTTAATCATTGCCATTTTATTTTCCTTTCTTAATTTGTTTTTGTACTTGTTTAATAAGTTTATCTTTTTTTAATCGTCTATCTAGTTCAATGCCTAACTTCCTACCTTTAGCTTCTAATTGTAGTTTTGTAAGTTTATTTAAATCTACTTCTTTAGGTGTTGGCGTAAACCAACCATTAAGCCATTCAAACATAGTTTCTCCTTATACCCATGATTCTTTAGGTCCATAACCAAAATAACTTCTAGCATGACCTTCTTCTATTAATTGCTCACATATATTAACATCATCAACTAAAGGTATACCTAATATTCTACCAAACTTTCCTTTACCATCTTTTTCTGTTCTTACAATAAAAGTCTTTGGCAAGAGTTCTTTAAGCCTAGCCTTCGCAGCCAAACCCAACTTCTTTTCTTCCAAGTTTCTTGTTCTGCTTTCAGGCGTGTTAATTCCATATAAACGCACTCGTTCTTTCTGCAAGAACACTTTAAATCCCAAATCGATATCAACATCTATTGTATCACCATCAATAACCCTTCGTAATATGCAACGATATTCGTACATTACTCACATAACCTTTCATAGATTTCATTATGGATTAATAAGTCGTCAACAAGTTCGTCAGATATAACATCTATATCTGCATCAGTAGGATTAATCGGACTGGATATTATACAATAGCCTTTATTTCCGCTTCCTATACTTCCGCAACTTGCTACGATTAGCAATAGTAGAAGTAGCATTAATTTTCTTTTTAACTTCATCAGCTACCCTTATATCGTCTAATTGTTCTTTCATAACATCAGCTTGGACTGCTTTCCGCATCATCATAAAGCCAAATAATTTTGCTCCTAATTTAGCTATGCCACCTAATGCAGAAAGCCAACCCATTATTTATCGTCCTTGTTTGTATTCTTTCCAATATTACCAGCTACTAAATTAAGTATGCGTAGTATAAAAGAAATTGCTTTGTCGTCTGTTTTTGTAGGTGTTAGGGCTGTGATTGCCGTTGCAGCTGTTACTAAAGCTGTTACAGCAGAAACCCAAGCAGGTGCTCCACTTACTAAATTTAATATTGCGTCCATGTTATTCTCCTATTCTGCACTAAATGTGCCTAATTGCGACCATAAACTTCCAGGTGCTGTTGTTCCATTTTGTTTACCCAACTGCCCCATAGCTTCATTCACATTTGTAAATGGTCCTTCTCCCCATTCAGAAACATCCCATTGTCCATTATCCCATGCACTACCTTGTGCATTAGTATATGCCAACATCTTTTCTGAAAAAGTTCCAGTTGTAAAGCCTGAATCTGCAAAAACTTTATTCCAGTCCTCATTATAAGTACCAGTTGTTCCTGCTTCTGTTCGGCAACTTGCTTGTCGTAGTGATTGTTGTGTCATGGTGTAAATGTTCCCATACTAGAAAAATTATAATCATCTTGATCTACAGCAAATGCTTGTAAAGCTAAATTCACATCAGTATAAGATGCACTTAACTCACCATTAATATATGCTAATAATCTTTCATTAAATGTTCCAGCAGGAATAGACCGAGCAGTAAACAAAGCTAACCAATCTTCATTTACAGTACCTGCGGTTGAAGTTACTGTTCTTATTGCTATTTGTCTTGCTTCATTATTTGTTGCCATTTTAAAGCCCTACAGTTGCTTTATAATTATTGTTACTAACATTAGCATAGTTGCACCACTAAATGCAATAAAGATAGCTTCTAGGCGTTTTATACGCAGTATAGTTTCTTTCCATCTTTCAGCACATACAGCTTCATGAGTGTCTAATTTAGCTTTAACTCTTTCTGCTGATATTCTAGTCATAACTATCTTCTATGTTGCTTTACATCTTTATCGTCTGTCCAACGATTTACTCTTGCAACAACATCTACTGTGCCATCACCTTTATATGTATCATTATGCAATGCAATAAAAGCATCTAAATCACTAGCACCATCAATAGCATCACATATTGCTTTATGGTCGGTACGAATTGCTGCCATATAAGAAATTACATCTGAAGGGATTGCAGTATCAGAAGTAACTTTGCGTTGTATTAACCAATCAAAATCTTTAAGCAATCCATTAGCTTGTGTAGTTGCTTTTTCTTTTGCTACAGTTTTTAATCCGTAATTTATTTTTTTAGTAGTACCATCATCTTCATATAATTGTTTACCATCTTCATCTTTAGCATCTTCGTCAGCTAGTTTTTTATCGGCTGCTTTTTCTCCTATAGTTCTAATTACACTATTCTTATCACCTGCTATAGCAAATGCTTCATTCTTTTCTATGTAATAAGCACTATTAAGAGATGTGCCACTTGTTGTTACTGGCAATATTCCAATAGCTTTTCTTTCGGCATCTGTCCAAACACTAAATAATGCTCTAGGGTGTCGAACATCATCTATTATCATGTCTTTTGGACTAGATATTATTTCTTCTATTTTATTACTTTTTATTAACGCCCACATTGTTTTTCTCCTTTATTAATCATCGAGCTGTTGCGTATTGAAATGGATTATGTGCCCAAGCTCCAAAAAGAATAGTAGCACCACTACTATTTGCATCACCACTTGTAGTTCGTATTTTGAAACCATTTGATAAAAGGTCTATATCAATACCAGTTGCTTCTGCATCAGTCCTATCCCAAGAAATGTATTTATCTGCTGGATTATATGGACTTCTACCATCATCTTGAATCCACCAATCACCTGCACTAGCTACTAATTTGACAAATAACATACTAGGTCTAAATCCAGTATAGATAAATGTACCATCTGCATC